TACACCATCTTTATATAATGATATTCTAACGTAGTTTACGTAGTCGTTAGGTAATATAAACTTAAGGTCGTCACAGATACTGATTTCTAGAGCCTTAATCTCCTTAAGAGCGTCGTAGTTTATTTCTTGAATTCCTCTTTTTGCGTGAAATAAAACATTATATCTCTGTACGTTGTTTATTAACTTGTCGTTACCAACATACATTAGCATAAAATTATTTACAATATCATCTAAAGATATGTACTGGTACGATCCCCAGTTTTCGTTTTCAGGTAAATTACCTGAATTCTCATAGTATTGATAACCAGTTAAGTATGCCATTATTATCCTTGAGTTTGTTGATTCTTAACTTCTTCACTTGTTCCGAAAGAGAAAACATCTCCCTCTCTAATAGATATACCAGCAAACTGAAGTATCTTAGCTGTTAGTAAAGGCTCGTCTGACAAAGGCAATTCGAAGTCCTGGTAGTCGGATGCCGATTGATTAAATAGCGGCTCTCCTCCTGATAACGAAGTATACGTCCACTTAGGATCTCTAGGGTATCTAATATATTGAGTACTAACGTTTGATGCTATTGTTGTTGGATATACCTTAATACTATCCCCTTCTAAAACATACGCTGGATAAAGTATTGACGGAGCTGTTAAATTAGAAGAAAGTAGGTTTAGTATCTTATCTTGTGATACCCTATCCACCTCTTTTGATCCGTATCTTACAGTATTCAGATAGTAAAAGTCGCTTGGTAAATTAAATACCGAACTTGAAAATGTTAGTGAAGCTGTTGAAGACAGGCTATCAATAACCTCTTCTACGTTCTTAACTATATCTGCATATCCACTTCCAGACTGTCTAGCGTTCTGCTTTAGTATCCATGTATTGTACTGGTAGAAGTAGTCTTCAAATATGTCTAACTGCGCTTGCTTAGCGTACAAGTTAAAATCATCTGGAGTAATATACCCAAAATTATTCTTGTTAGCTACAGACAATACAGTATTTCTTACTGAGTTTATCATTCTTAAAAACTTTTTACAAAGATAATAAAAAAAAGCGCCCTGTAAAAGAGCGCCTTTAAACATAAAAGAAAAGTAATTTACTCGATTTTATTCTCAAGTAATCTCAACACTTCAATACCTTCATCTGTCTGTAGGTAAGAAGCTAATATGTAAATATGATTTTCCCCGAAAGGTACTGTCAATAATTTTTTCTTGTTTTGTGGAAGATTAAAGTAGATATCTCTACCTTTATTCTTTAACTTTAATAAGTCATACTCAAAGAATTTAGCACATGTGTTACGTAACTGTAACATTGGATCATTCAACATCTCTAAGAACGACATTGGATAATTTCTTGCATAAACAAATACGTCACGTTTTAATTCAGCAGTAGACATTTTATCAATTTTAGATCCTAATAGAACTCTAGCTACAGCCTCTAAAGAGTCAATATCTAAATCTCTTGCTGCAATTTGAGCGTCTAATTCACTTGTTAATTTTTCAATATCAGATGAAGCGTCCTTTTCAGTGTTTACTTCTTCAAATACTTGTCCATTACCAGGGTGTAGTTCTAAAAAATATTGTAGTACTGGATTTGTTTTTGATACTTTTAATGCACCGTCTACAAATACAATAGGTTCTAAAATAGCGTTACCATCCTGTTCGTCTTCGAACGGGCTCTTTTGGTTAACTGCATATCTTAAAGGTCTGTTTGATTTTCCGTCGAAGTGTAGTAACGGAGATCTACGTGTGTTTCTTGATGCTAACATGTAAGATAGCGGAGTGTTTTTTTTCTTAAGTACGTACATTTTATCCGCACTTGAAATTTGATTTGCCATTTGATAAGATTTAAAATTTAAAAAAATAACCAGGGCTGTTACGCCCTGGTTTATTATAACTATTTTCTAGTTCTCGAACAAGAAGAAGTTGTTAGCACCTAAAGTACATAAAGCTCTTTCTGACAAGAAGTGAACTTCCATAGCATCTAAGCTAGAAGTTTGTGCTCCACCAGCAGAACCAGTAATCCAAGTTTTGTAACGTCTGTCTTCAGTTTCAGAAGCTCTGTAACGTACGTGTAAGAATGGACGTTTAGCGTTTTTACCAAGAACTTGGTCGTAAACTGTAGTAGAACCAGCAGGAACTAATACTCCATTAACAGAACCACCTACAATACCACCTCTTAATGTAGCATCGTTTAAGTATTTCCAGTCAGTTTTGTAGAAATCGTAACCTCTACGGAAACCTGTGAAACCTAAGTTCAATGACATCTCTCTATCGTTGTCAAACAAACCATAAGAAACTCCACCAGCAGCATTAGAAGATTGTGCTCCTAACATATCGTCAACATCAAAAGAGAACTGACGATTCAAGAATAATACATTCTCTTCGATAGCTCCTTGTTTGTCAAGTCTTTGGATAATAGCATCAAAGTCAGCTAAAGCAGTTGGATTTCCACCGCCCCAAACATTTCCTCTATCGTTGATAGAATAGAATAAACCTTCAGAACCTTTGTTTCCGTAAACTGTATTTGCAACAGCACCAGAACCAGCCTCAGCAGGAACCGCTTCAATCATACTCATCTCTAAGTAGTCATCAAAACGTAAACGAGTTTCGTGCTCTGATTTAATGTACCATAAGTACCCAGTAGCTCCGTTCTCAGTAGTCACTTCAACCCATCCGATTTGTGCCATATCTGAACCAGATACTGCATACTTATCTTTGATGATGATTGGACTGTTCTCGAAGATATCATCAACTGACTCAAGAGATTCTTCCATTCCTTCAGTTCCTTTTTTGAACTCAGAACCGTAAACGAATGCAGTAACATCAGAACCTATAGCAAAAGATTGTCCAGTACCTTCGTAGAAAGCAACGTCAAAAGTTCCAGCAGCGTAATCTACGTCAGTAATAATAGCTTTGTTTGAGTTAGCAGCAACTGCATTATCAGACAAGAAAACTGTTTGACCTTTTCTAAATGCAATAGATCCAGATATAGTATCATTCACAGTAATTGTAGCTGTATCACTAGTTACAACATCAGCAGATGTACAATCAGCATATTTAGTGTGTAAACGCCCTTGTTCTGCCCATTTGATAAGGTCAGAGTTAGATGGCATTTCAGCTCCAACTGCTCTTAAGAAAGATGCAACTGAGCGATTTCCGTAACGTTCGAATTCTTTCTCGTAAGTATCTGGAAGATACTGATTCAAGAAATTGAAATCTGTAATATAATTGCTAGAAAGAGTTTTTCTTTCAGCAGATGGGGTTAATGAAAACCCAGGTGTTGGCATTACTGACATAATTTTGTTTTTTATTGTTTATAACTTCTAATTTTTAGTCCTCTACCACTATCACTATCTGAAGCTGTAACTTTAAAACCTGATTGACTGCTAGACTGTGGTACACTACGTGTCTCCATATCTATATTCTTAATTTTTCTTGTGCTATCTAATAGCGCATCAGTCTTGCCTTGCTCATAAAAGAACTTAGCCATTTTCTCAGGATTCATAGCCGCTGCTAATGAACGATGATAACCCTTAGCATCTGATATTAATCCATTCGCATCTAAATGTTTAGATATAAAATTAGTAACATCTGATTGAGCATTCTTTAATTCTGTAACATCTCCAGGTAAAAACGTTATACTCTTGTCTCCAACATTGAACTCAAAACCTTTGAACTCATTAGAAAAAATTTCTTCAGTCTTTTTTTGAAAATATTCAGATTTTCTAGAACTCTCTTGCTGATAGGTCTGTGATTCTTGAACATATTTCTTGTAAGCATCGTAAGATTCTTTCTCATCATCTGAAACTAAACCACCTTTCGACTCGACAGGTATTTTATACGCTTCTTTTGAATCCTCAAAAAATTTCTTTGCCTTAGCAAGCTCTTTCTTCTTAGCAATCTCCTTCTTCTTAATGTCCTTTGGTTCATCAAGATCCTCATCATAAGCAAACTTATCCTCGATCATATATGCGATATCATCTTGGTCTAAATCCTCTTCTGTCTGAGAGTAGTACTCTGCTAATAATTGATCTGGATTTAAACTATCAAAGTCTCTGCTTAACTTAGCAAAATCTTCGATACCTCTTCCAGTCTCTTTTTTATATTTGAAGTATGCAGATACGTCACCAGGTAACTCTTCTGCCTCTTCTCTTTTCTGAAGCAACTCGTCAATAGAGTTAACTTCCTTATTGTATCTATTCTTAATATAAGAAAGAACATCTGAGTCTCCGTATTCTGGAGTTACTACTTCTTCTGGAGTAATTACCACTTCTGGAACTACTACTTCTTCATGATGTTGATTCTCTTCGTGTTGGTTTAAGAGATTTTGTTCAATCTCTTGCATAGACTTCTGTTCGACAGCCCCCAATTCTTTTACTGTAAAATTTTCCATTTGATTTAATTTTTTGCAAAGTTAGTTATTTAATTCTTATGCTATATTAGCAGTTCCACTTGTCTAATGCAAGTTTCTTTCTTGTAGGTTCACCATTAGGTTTCTTCATAGGCCCTGGCATCCCTGACATTCTAGAACAGAATGATGCTCTTCGTTTAGCGTCTTTACTTCCAGGTTTTAATTTAGAAGGTTTAGTCGTAACTGCGGTTTGAAGTTTTGATCCAGGATTTTCTTTTCTATAAGAAGCAACTCCCTTAGCATTTAAACCACCAGTCTTACTTTTTCCCTCGGCTCTTTGCCATGCTGCTGTTTTTGCCATTATCTTGGTCCGAATTGCGATAAGTCAAACGAGTCTAAATTATCGTTAGTAGATTCAAAATCTACAGGTGGTAAATTATTCTTACGTTGATCTATCAGTTTTGATTGTTGTGTATTCTGTAAGCTAATACGTTTGTCCTTAGCCTCTTCCTTCATCTCCTCTTTAGACTTAGTTGTCTGAACCTCAATACCTTTAAGTTGCATATTATAATTGAACTCAAGCTCCATAAGCTGCATCTTAGCCTGAACCTCGCTCTGCATCTTCTGAATATCAAATGCTGACTCTGCTTGCTTAACTTGTAACTTAGCCTGTGTCTCAGCTTGAATCTGTTGCATAGCCACCTGAGCTGCTAACTGTTGTGATTGCTGTTGCATTTGGCCCTGCATTTGCTGAGCCTCCTGAGCTTGCTTTTGTTTTAACTCTTCTCTCTTCTTTCTCTTAAGTTTAAGTAGCTGATTAGCTAACTTAAGATTTCTCATCTCTCTAATATCAATAGCATCCTCTAATAAGATAGAATCACGAGATAATGATATCTGAATATTCTGCTCTAGCTGAGCCTTCTCTTCCTCATCAGGTGATACCTCAATAAAGATACCGAAGTCATAGATGTACAAGTCCTTAATATCCTCTAAGATACCAACACTGTACTTACCTATCTGGTTTATAAACTCTTCCTTAAAGTCAGAGTACTCTAATATATCTGCAACTCTATAAGAAATTGCTTCAGATAATGAACGTGTAACGTATAGACTAGACTCTAGTATGTGTCTTGTAGCTGTGTTTGAGTTTAGCGCAGCTAACTTCTGAACACCAACCAATGCATCTGGGTTTGGAGTAGAACCATCACGAGCCTCGTTAAGACCAGTAACATCTCTAATCATACCCATATAGTGATTATAACTTCCAATTAAACTCTGTAATTTAGCTTGTCCACTATTGGTACCTAACTCAGAGATTGGGATTCTTGCATTATTAAATTCACCATCACCAGTATAGCTTCTACCAATAACACTACCAGTTTGGAAGTATAATCTTAATGCATCCTCTGGATTATATGCTGCTCCAGTACCTAAGTCTACCTCATTAATACCATCGGCATCAATAAATACACCATCAGGTACTACCTTAGATAGCACTTGTTGCATCTTAAGGTGAATTACTTGAATCAAGTCGGCAAATGGAATCATTCTTTTAACCAATGACTCGATAGCCCCCTTATACATTCTTGGCGCAACCGCTACATAGTTAGGGATAGCGTGTTGTGTAGCTGATTTAGGACGTACCATATTCTTAGATAGCTCCCACTTCAACATAATATTTGTACCAGCAACCATAATTCCATCATACCAAACATCGATAACCTTCTCAATTTTCTCGAAGTTCCCTTCGTCCATCATCTCTTGTGGTGGATTGAACGTATCGTCCTTTGGTATCATTTTCTCGGTACCGTTCTCTAATTTCTTTTTCTTGTATACAATTCTCTTGGTAGTCTTATAGTTGAAATAAAGTAATGTAGCAGAATCTCTACTAAATAAACTATTATTTAACTGAGCTAATCCGTACTGACTATTCCAAGACTCTCCATACTTAGATATCTCTCCTAACTGCTCTAGTGTCAGTGTTGGATCAATCTTCATAAGTTCGGTTGTGTGTACTGTCTTAACTTCTCCCCAATAGAAACAATCGTTAAAGTATGGGTTCTCTGTATAGCTATAGATAACATTCGCTGGATCCACATACTCGATTCTAACTCCATCACCAGGTAAGAACATGTGCTTAGCCATACCTATTCCCAATGTAGCAATATCTAAATCGACACTCTTACGAATATCGTTATATTTATTATCATCAAAGATTGTGTTAATTGCTTGTTCTTCAGCTATTTCAATAGCAGGCTTGTAGTTTATCTGCATGAACAATGAAAGCTCATCGTCTGTCTCTGGAAGTTCTTCTGGAGGAGTATCAAATGCATCAATTCCAAACTGCCCCTTTACTTGAAGAAGTAAATCCTTTGCAGCCATATCGGTCTGAACTGCCTGTTGAAATCTATTTCGTTTATCAGTAGACATAGCGTCTTGCGCGTAAGCCTTAACCTTAAACATTCTGTCAGTCATTCCGTTAACTACAATGTCAAGGAATTTAGGTATAATTGGAACAGGAGTCCAGTCCAAATTTAAATGACTTAAATCACCATCTACAGATAGTTCGTTCTTATACTTTCCAACTGATTGTTCTCCACGAGCGTATAGACGTAATCTATGAAAATTAGAACGTTGATCATAAAATCTACATCCATGACTGTCCTTCTTAAACCACTCATATAATATAGAGTTCCCAACTTGTAAACCATACTCAATAGTTTCCTTCTCTTTATCTGTTGCAAATTGATCAGGAAAATTTACTTGAGATACATTTATCTTTACGTCCTTCATTTATCTTATTATTTCGCTATGTGTTCCGCTATTATTATACTTTGCAAAGTTAAAGATAATTTTCGATTCTTTTTTGACTTGTGCATACACATTTTTTTGATTAGCCATTATAGCTAATCCTGAGCTAATTGCAGCATCAAACTTCGTTCTATTGTTTATATCAAACCTTGACCATTCGTTAATTGTTCGTGTGAAATACATTGACCCCATCTCGTCAGAGTCTCTATACGTACCCTCCAAGTCTAGTCCTACATACTTCTCAATATACGACTCAATCGCAGACGCGTGAGACTGCTTAACATCTTCAGAAGAGTTAGGAATACCTCCAAGCTCTTTCTCTGTCTTAGAGAGGTTGTTATAGTGCTTATCTGGCCTATTCATAGAAAACCCTCTATATCCTCTATTCTTAAAATGATATAGTAGTCTAGGTTTATTGTTCTCAACTAGTATGGGCATACCATAAAATACACACGCCATCAAAACTTCTTCGAAGAATATCTCTGCCGTCTGTGGTCTTGCAATATACTCCAGAAAGAAATGATTACTTGGTGCGTTGTCCATATTAAACTTTGTAAGTCCGTGAAGAGATCCGTTCGAACCTCCACCTCCTACAGTACCTGATATATCATAGGGGTCACATCCAAAGGCGCCAATATGGTCATTCCCAGGATACTTCATTCCATTCTTATTAATAATCGCATTTTGCAGGTTACGTTCTGGTATCCAAGAAACGTTAAATCTTCCTCTTGGATCTGGAGTCCATATCACCTTGGTATCCTTCTCTCCGTTTAACCAGCTGAATGATCCGCGCGTAAGAACTCTGTCCTTAATTAACGAGTCGTTATAGTCGATCTGCTGGTATATCTTTGTTAGGTTGAATATTGATGACTTGCTCTCGTCCCTGAAGGCGTGAGACTCTGTTCTTGAGAACTGTCTATAGAACTCATTAAGTGCGTCAGCATCACTCTTCAATGAAGCAACCTCATTCTCCCAATAATCAATAGCACCATTAGATATCATCTGTCCATCAATACCAAGTACTGGTTTTTCTGGCTTTCTGAATACTGGCATTCCATATCTGTCTATATATCCCTCAAAGTTCCACTCCATTGGTATATACAAAGAGTACATACCAGACTTTGTCTGACCATTGGCATTACGTGTACTTACATTTGATTCTTCGTATAACTTCTTGAAGTTAGCCCCTCCCTTTTCAAGCGCATTAGGCGTTGAACCCATCATACACTTTCCAATTATCTTAGAACCTAATCTAAGACAAGTCTTTGTTACACGCCAGTTATTTAAGATGTTATCTGGCTTAATCCATTTACCAGAATTCATACTTATTGTAAAATCAGAAAGTATTAATTTCCTTCCTTCATCATCTTCAGAATCAACTTGTATTCCTATATATTCGCCTTTATCTAAGTACTCTACGTCAACCTTATTTCTTCTACCAGTAGTAATAGGAGTATAATCTTCAAATGTTTTTTTAATTGTTAGTATAGGTATGATGGATAAATCTCCAGATATAAAAACTCTGTAGGTATCTGTATTAAAATTACTTTTTTTATGCATTACCCTAGAACACGATAAACCACATGATAAAGCTATTAATCTTATTTGTTCTATAAGACCTTTTCTATTCATTCCAAATTCAATAACGCCTTTCTTTTTGTCCGAATACCCATCCGTATCTACTAATCCAGCAAGTAACTGTAATCTTGTATCTATAGAAGAGTTCATATAAGATTCTGGAATATGTTTATTATTATAAACATTTATTTTTCTTAATTCTGAATTTATTTTTTTAAACGCAAATTCAACTATTTTTTCACATGTAGATTTTTTTAATTCATATTCTATACCCATATTAGCAGCCATTCTTCCTAAATATTGAAGTATTTCTGGCTCCTCGTATTTATTTACAAGTATAGTAAATGCGCCTTGCCTTCCGTCTCCAAGCCATAATCCTAATAAATACGGAGGTATAGTTATATCCTTATCTTTAAATTGAATCCCATTAGACGTAACTCTAGTTAAGTGTTGTTTTCTAAAGCCAGATGAATTAATATATTCTTCTGGATTAAGTATAACTTCCTTGTGTCCTTTTTCTTTATTTATATATTGATTAAACACTAATCTATGATTTTTTGTAACTATGTAGTCTTCTCCGTATGGTTGTTTTACGATATACCTATCTGTTATTCCAGAAGTCTTTTTTACAACTGTTTTTAATTTACCACCTTCTACAATTACCTTATCTCCAATATTTATTTCAGATATTTTTTTAAATATTAAATTCTCAGTTAGTATTAAAGTATCTGGAGCATAACATTCGTCATGTACGAGTAGTAGTAATTTCTCACCGTCATAACTATTGTCAGCCGTGTTCTTCCAGTCAATTGTAGTATCAAGACCTCTTATATCAGAATCTGCACTTTCATACATATTCTTCTTGGTAATCTTAGCCGCAGGAACTCTAAACGCAAGCTCTGTCTTTGGTTTATCCATACCATCCTGGATAGGCTTGAAGAAGAATGGATAGTTGCTTATAATCGGAACCACCTTATTGGTAAACATTGTCTTAGCATCGTTACCAGTCTTTGATAGGATGCCAAGTCTTGCATCTTTGGCAAGTGTCCCAGTATTAGATAACTCATTAGATCCCATAAACGAGAATCCAGAACGTCTAATCTTTAGGTACACCATTCCAAACGAACGGTTATCGGCCTTACAGGCTTCCCAAAATATAAAGTATATCCTATTTGCCTCTCGGTAGTCTGGGAGTCCAACATCAATCTTGGTCCACTGTAGATACATATAATGAGATCCTGTGATATAAGTTTTAACGCCATTGTTCATAAAGAAAAATCCGTGATCCCTTCTATCAAACTCTCCCTCTATATAATCAACCCACTCATCCTTAAAATTCTTAGGCATAGTATGCCAGTTGAATATAGTCTTGATATTACTAAGCTCCATTGGATACTCAGATGGTTGCCAATACTGGTTCTCTTTCTTATTATCTCTTTTATAAACATCGTCTGGTGTTGATGGTAGTGCAACTAGTAGTCCGCTAATACTATAAATATCTCCAATGGTTCCATCCTTAGATATAACCACCATATCATACTTCTCATTATAGCCATACTCCCAAGTCTTGCTCTTGTTCTTTACTACAATAACACTCTTAGGTACATGGTCTTGGACTATCCTGTATATACTATTTTGATCTTCTTTCTGCAAATCCTTGTACTTTAGGTTCGGTTTTTACAACGGATTCATCAATTAGTTTCTCTTGCTCTAGCTCTATCCTATTTAAGATATGAAAGGCATCTTCGATTGCCAAACGTTTTGTAGAGGCAGCATTCTTAAGTTTATCAGCAGACAAGTCATCATCACCACCTCTTATTATGGTGTCCTCAGCAATTTTAATTAACTCATCCACTGCCTTATAACCAGCTGCAATAATTCTTTCTTTAATTGACTTTAATTCCATTTTAATGTAATATTTTTAGTAAGCATTCTATATAGCTTCTCATCATTTATGTAAAATGGGTACTCACTATTTGGCTCAAACGAAATCTCATTTCCAATACTTAGACCTAGGTCTAGTAACTCTTGATTAATATACTCTATAGTTCCAATTAAAGGTTCCTCTAATGTATTCTTATGAATAATCGAGTTCCTTGTCTTAATTGGTTTTACAAAGCAGTACTTAGAGTGAGCACTCCATTTATTATCGTGAAAGTACATAAAGAACTGTTCATTATCTACCATGAATAAATCATCCTTGAGATAGCTTGCACCACTCTTCTCATTACCCTTCATATCATAGTATAATTTAAATACATTATGATGAACGAGTAATAAGTCTCCATCCATTATTTCTCCTTTATATCCGATAGGAGTAGATACTACTACACCTAGTCTATTAGATACGGTATGATCTTCTTGAGATGTACTCACAACTAAATCAATTCCACCTATACTCTTGGTATTATTATATCGCTTACCATCTAATGGCTTTACGATAAAGCAGTAAGGAGATTTCATTTAGAAGTTTATATTGTATTCTACAGAGACTGGAATGTTAGAATTGAATTCCTTCCATAGAATGGTCTCATCAGATTCATTCTCTATCCATACCTGAAAACTACATTTAGATTCATTGAAGAATATTAGATGTATCTTATGAGAACCTCCAAGAACCTCTTGTCCCTGGAGATAACTCATAGCATTCTTATAGTCTGGACCTACTGATATTTTACGAATGTCCATCGTTTATTTGGCTTTTAGAATTTCAATCTCTGCTTTTAATTCTTTAACTGCGTTGATAAGCGCAAATATTAAGTCGCTTGAGTTAAAATCGTACAATTCTGTTTCCTCTTCATCATCTTCGTTTAACTTTGCTTTATAAGTTTTAACTGTATCAGGGAATATTTCTTTCATTTCTTGAGCTATAACCCCTGTGTATTTTGCTCCCTTAGTAGTACCCGCTAATCCATTGTATTCATAGGTAACTGTATTAATAAGCAATATATCTGCCAATCCTTTTGTATAAGGTATAATATTTTCTTTTATTCTTGAATCACTAAAGACACTCCAAGAACCGCCTCCTGGTTTTGCGGCACTTTGTCCTGCAACTAAGGAATAAGAACTATTACTAGAAAAATAACCTCCATAATTAGAGTTGCTATACCCTGCAATTCCTGCTGAAGTATCACTTTGTCCATAAACTCCAGTATCCTCACCAGCTATTCCTGAAACAGCAGGACCTAAGTTTCCAGCGCTAGCAATATCTATTAATATTGCATTTTCTGAAAAGTTACCTGCGTCAACTATTTGTTGTAATGTTGGAGTAGTTGACGTAGAACCATTAGCCATTAAAAACTGAGCAGATGTGCCTCCTGTTTTTATAAATGACTTAGCAGTTGTGTCTCCATTATTCGCCACTTTAAATACTACTGAGTCTGCACCTAAAACATATTTACGTGCTTTAAAATAATCTCCTGTATGTGCGTCAAAACTGTTTACCTCATAACCACGGGAGGTTCCTGAAGTAGCTGTTAAGTCAGCAAAAAACGCAACATTATCATCACCAGTAGCACTGGCTAAAAATCCAACTACAGATCCTGTTAGGGCACCTGGAGTTTGTCCATTTATATTTGCAACAAATGCATCTGGAGCAGGTTGATAGGTTGGGTATTCTCCTGTTTGAGCAGGAATTGTAACTGATATTCCGTTTTGATGTACTGTAGACGAATTTGATAAAGTAATGTCAATTCCATCTGATACAGTCGTTGGAACTACAATTGTATTTCCAGAGTCAACAACTTGTTGCAATGTAACCAAATCGATTACACTCTGAATACTAAAATTCTTAGTCTGATTTTGAGTTTCAACATCAGTACCTATTAATAGGTCATCGGTAGTTGGAACTGCTATTTCTGGATATGCACTAATCTTCGTCATTTATTTCTCCTGTTTGTAAATTAACACTCACCTTACCATAATTTTCAAGTAGTAGGGCCTCTAGTTCTTTATATTCTTTAGACAGATTGTCTAAATCAATAAATAATTTTTGCTTCAATAGTTCAGCATCAGCAATATTTAATTTTGTTTCATTAAATTTCTGATGTAAGGTCCTTAGACCTTCCAATTCTTCTGTAGTTACTGTTTTCATATTGCAAAGATAGTAAAATTATTCTACTAAATATCCCAACTGCTCGAAAGCTAATTTAGAGTACAATTCCGCACTCGTTAAATCTTGCATTTGTGCATCTACTAATTCAACAGAAAACGCTCCTTGTTGAACATCTGTAAAGATTGCACCTGCTCCGTCTTTGTATGCCTCGTGACTTGCATAAGTAGCCGCTGCTATTTCTAACGTCACACCGTTTGCACGTCCTGCATATTCTAAACGAACATAAACACTCGGTAACTCAATTTCTGTACCTTTAATTAAAATCTTTTTTTCTGCCGTAGCACTTACTAATAATCCCATTTGTTAAATTATAAATGTCCATCCTGTGGACTTGTTAATATATAAACCCTCAATTGTATCTGTGCAATAAACCATCAATCCTATTGCAGGAGTAGCTATTGCTAATCTTTGTGCGTTTGTCATTCTTGGAGGAAGGAAACCTTGAGTGGTGCTATCAACTGTTAATTTTGAACTTGCAATATCTGTTGTGGTTCCTATTAATACGTTTGCATTTCTGCTTAACCTCATTACAGTAGTAGATAAACCCCCTATATTAAATTCCATTTCACCCGCCCCTCCAGAAAATCTATAAACTTTTATATTTCCCTGTCCTACACCTGTGCTTCCACCTCCTGTATTTGTAGAATTATAGAAAGAAATACCTGTCCAACTTCCATCTGAATTAGCAGTATTTTGTCCTACTCTTAGAGCAAAAGTTGCGCTATCTCCATAAACAGTTAATTTATTTTCAGCGCCACCACTCCCAATTCCTACATTTCCATTTCCTCTTGCCTGTAGAATATCAGCAGTATCAGCACTATTCCTAACCCTCAAAGCTATATCTGTTGATAAAGCTCCAGGTGCTTTTACTTGAAGTTTACCGCCTCTATTTGTATTACTTGTTCCAATACCAACTTCGCCTGTTCTAAAAATATCCATTGCATCAATCGCTGATGCTCCTGTTGGATTAACAAAAAATCTAAATGGTGCAACACTTGTTCTTGTATCAAAGTTGATACTTGCCATTTGTGTTGAAGTATTTTTGAATAAATACCCTATTTCTCCATAATTACTTCCGTAAGCGCCACCATTAGTATAAATTTGTAAATTGTCTGTTGTTTCAGCTGTAGAATAAAATCTTGTTCTATTTTCTCCTGATGAATAAAAGTTATTAGAGCCTATAGCTAAAGCAGAATTAAAATTTATTCTACCATCACCTTGTATATTCATCAAATCCCCACTATCAGCACTATTTCTAACCCGTAAAGCTATATCAGTTGATAATGCTCCAGGTGCTTTAATTTGAAGTTTACCTCCGTTGTCTGTTGTGGAATTAATAACTAAATTACCATTTGCAAAAAATTGACTATTAAAATTACCGCCCATTGAAGCAAATGTTAATGTAGAAAACCTTAATATCATTGGATTAAATCCATTTCCAACAGAATTATTAAAACTCGTAATATATGAAGTTCCGCCAGCTGTAACTAATTGCAAAGCTGTTGCATTTAATGTACCAAAAGTTGATGGATTCCCGTATATTTGCATTCCACCAGCTGAAGTTTCAATAGTGTTATTTGCTCTTAAAGCAATATTTCTAAGTGTAGTAAATGCTCCATTTGTAAAAGTTGGTGCAATATCTAATCCGACTAATACATCACTATTTGCAGCAGCTAATAAAGTTGTTGTAATATTTCCGCCTCTTGCAATAGCACTTGCAGCAGTTATTGAACCTGATAAATGAAATCTTGAATTTGGTGCATTCGTTCCAATCCCTAATCTATTATTCGTATTATCCCAAAAGAAGTTACTATTTTTTTGTGCTATTGTTGTTCCATCTGAAAATAAAACTGAACCCGAAGTTAATGAAGGTAAAGTAAATTTTCCATTAAATGCAGTCCAATCAGTTGAACTTAACGCTCCTCTATTTGTAGCACTTGCGGTTGGTAAATTAAAAGTATGTGTATCTGTTAAGCTATTAATATTAAAATCTGTTCCTGTAGTTCCTACCGCTAAATATTGTGTATTTGCAGTCAATCCATTTAAAGAGGTTACGCCTCCTGAAAATGTTGTTATAATTTCACAAAGCGTGTTGTCTTCAGTATGTAATGTTATTGTTCTACCTCCAGAATTATCTACAATATAAACTCTAATTGCTAATCTATCTGTAACTAACAATGGAGTTGTTGGTACTGCCAAAGAAGTTAAATATAAATCTATTGTTGTTCCACCTGTTATTTCTTCAGCTACTGAAACACTCGAAGCTATTGATGTAAAAGTAGTTCCGTCATATTTTAATAATTCAACATAAAACTTTTGGCTTCCACCTGCGCTACTTGCTTGAAAAAACATTTCAAAGTTCCAAGCACCCCCAGGGATTTCTAATCTATTTGGATTACCTATATCTGTTAAAAACTGTGCAATAAGTCCATTCCCAACCAAAGTAAAATCAGTTCCTCCTCCAATCGTTGCAGTATTACTTAATTGTTTATATCCTGCAACCGAAGCGTTAATACTTCCGTTTAAATAATATGCAACTGTTGAACCTCCACCGCTACCACTTGGTAGAGTAGCCAATTGGCCATCTCCTCGAATGTATTGTGATGAAGTACCAGCAGCAGATACCGCTATTGTGCCATCTGAAGTTAAAGGGCTATTTGCTACATTAAAAGCTGCGGGCATTGATAAACCTACGGAAGTTAATCCTTGAGCAGGAATGTCGCTTGTTAAAGCAATAGTTCCTGAAGCGTCTGGCGCACTATATATTCTGCCCCCTGTAAGTAACGAATAATCAATTACTCCTTCGACCCCTATAGAGTTCCACACCCTTGAAACACCTATGCCATTTTGAAATAACGGGTTGTTCGATGCAAGGGTCACTGCAAATATATCATTAGTTATATCTACGCGCGCATAGTCCACAGCCGTAGTATCATATAAATATAAACTACCAATCTTAGCGTCTAATTGCGATATATTCCCTTCTAGCAATACATCGTTTAAATTAGGTATTGTACTAGGCGGGATATCCGCTAATGTGATAAAAGGATTTATTCCGTCTTCACCATCATTTGTTAAATCACTAGTCTTAGTTGGGATTATTGGTTTATTTAATATTTCTGCAACTCCGCTAGTTGCATTCCAATCGCTATTAACTTGCGGCGTTACGTCTGCTGCTGTTATAAAAGGATGTACTCCATCCTCACCATCATTAATTAATTCCGATGTCTTTGTAGGAATATCTCCACCATCTATTAAAGACACTAGGTAGTCCTTATCCTCAACTATAGACCCATTACCAGTAGTGTAAGAAACTACCACATCAAAGAAGTCAGGTTCATCTATATTCTCTACAAGACTAACCACCTTATAAAGTCCAAATATATTTATATCATCAGCCTTATAAATCAATACATTACTTCCTATTAAGAAGTTAAGATACTGAGTTACATCATTACCCTTAAGCGTATACTTACTAAGTATAAATGAGGATATGCTAGAAAGACTATACGGTGTTCCTACCTGTGGCTCAAATGTTATGGTACCTGGTAATCTAGTATCACCAACCTCAAGTATATCGTACCTATATCGTATAGGAGTACCAATATCTATTACCTGGTTCTCGTTAAAATAAACAGCTAACTTTGTTGGAGTAAAATTCTTTGTTGTGTACTGAGTCTGCGCATCTGATCCAATCCACTTGTCTGAACCAGTAACCTTGTCGTCAATAACGTATCTGCTTATTTTTGTCATAATTATTTACCTTGACCTACATTTTTTTTAATATAATTTTTAGAAGTTTTTAATTTTGAAGACTTAGATTTAGAATGTATACCTGGTCTGCTAATATTATTACTCAACTTCTTAACTCCTTCTGTCTGCTTTGCCATTATTTTAATTTATATAGTATAAACAATAATATAAGTAACCATAACCACCATAACTGTGTAACTAATGAAGTTTTACGTTCAATAACCTTTTCATCTTTTACGACCTCTATTTTTTCAACAGTCTTTTTTTTGCTTGTATCAGACGTTGTTTTATCTAATACGATACTTGTATTGACTTTTCTTTTTTTATGCTTAATTTTGACGTTTAAATAGCTCTTACCGTCTATTACCATCGGCTTGATACTGTCGATTGGTTCTATAGAAATTTCATCGGTGCTATCTATAACTTTTACAGCTACATTCTCTTTAACCTGAATGTTATTTTGTACAGTCTCAACCTTGTCCTGCTTAGTCTCCTCTTTAGATTTATTTACCTTTCTTGTACCACAAGAAGTTAGTAGCAATAGAAGTATTAGTAAGTATCTCATTTTATGTGTAGTATTTGTTTTCTATTCTTTTCCTTAGATACATAGGATACATGAACCCATGCTGGATTCTTATCTGTTCCATACTCCCAAATTAACTGATCAAAATCTAACTTATCCTTTATATATTCAAATATCATTTTATTAGAAATATCTCCAGTTGCCTGTATGTCAATAGCTTGACCCTTAACATGTTGAGAGGTTTTAGATCCTCCAACAGAATTATTTAATAATAAACTTCTATAAAAACTAGATACTCTAAGTGGTATATCAAAATATTCTCTTACAACATCAAAAACTTCTGTAGCAACTAGTTGCATATTTATAAGTTCCTTATCTCCTGGAGTATTTACTATTCCCTTGCGTATTGCAGTCTGGCTTGTAGTTGCCTCTAGGTAGGTTATATATTTTGATATATTTTTCATTTGAATGCTTTAAATAATAATGTGATCAATGCGCCAAATAATATTACGAATGCAACCTTGAACTGATTTACATATACAGAAATCTCGTTTTTGAAAGTTTCCAAATCTTCAACTCGTTCGTCTATCTCTTTTACCTGAGATACCATTCCTTTGAAATTGTTAAACTCACTGCCTAAAAGAGCCTGCTTAATTTCCTTAATATCTTGACTTAATTGTTCTAGGTTATCCATTATTTTCTTAATCGTTCTACTATATTCGTAATTCCTTCAATACCAATATAAGCGGTTGCAATTATTACCCAATCACTTGAGGTTAATTGACCGCTAAATAAACCACCACAAGCTACCATAAAAACAAGTAGCTTGCGTGAAATCCATTTACTTAATATTATATCAAACTGTTCCTTGCTCATCTTACCAAAGAGCTACTAAATTGCTAACACCAGTTAAAGATACTATCTCAGTAACACTAAATGGTAATACCGATCCTTGAATTGGGTTATTAAACTCAACTTCGTCTCCAGATATATTTTTAACTTTTATTTTTCCTCCAGTAGTAGATGTTCCTATATATAAATTACATCCACCATTTACACCTCCAGATACTGACTCTATAACTTGAGCTTCAGCAGCTAAATTTAAACCTCTAAGGAATTGATTTTTTAAAACGTTCATAGTATTTTTATTTTGTTTAGTTTTTCTTTTCTAGCAGCACAGCCGCAGTCTTTACCTGTTTTCTTAGCAATCTTATCTACCACAGTTTTTATACCTGTGGCGATAGTCACCTTCTCTATTGCGTCTCCTAATAGCATTATTTCTTTTTAACTTTCATTAAAGTCTTTGTACCTTTCTTCTTAGGACCCTCCATTTTTTCATGTTTCATCATTGCTTTTTTTGATGAGTACATTTCTGATTTCTCTTTTATCATGATTATTTATTTATTTATCCGCAGGTTCTACAGGTTGAACCTTGATTTTTACCTGTCATTATTTTACCTTCATTTCCATCTCCCTTTCTTTGATTCTTAAGCGCATTTTTATTCAGTCTTTCATCTTCCTCTTTATCTCTCTTATCAAATTCTTCTCGAGTCTCGTTTTCTTTCTTTCTCTTTGAATAAATTATATCCTCTCTAGTTGAACGTTCAACAGGATTCTGTATTTTAATTGGAGGAGCTTTAATCTCATTATCTGTTCTTCCAGCAGCCTTAGGAATTGGAACAGTAGTAACCTCTCTTGATTCAGGGGTAACGGTCTTAGATGATGTTGATTTAGGTACCTTAGATCCTACAGGAGATATTGATGTAGTTTTTCTTACTGACGGAGCAGTTTTTTTACCAGAGGATGTTCTTCTAGTAGAGCTAGAAGATTCCCAAGACTGTCTATATGTAATAGCTCCAGTTTCTGGATCAGTAGTCTGTGACCTCTTAATTGGAGGATCAATAGTTTTTACTCCATTCTCTTGAGCAATTCTTTTATTAGCCAGCATCTTTAATGCTGAATTCTTCATTGGGATTAAATCATCTACCATTATTTCTTTTTACTTTTACCAGCCTTAGACAAGGCGATTGCTATTGCTTGTTTTTGCGGCTTGCCGCTCTTCATCTCTGTTCTAATATTCGAGCTTATTACCTTCGAACTACTTCCTCGTTTTAGTGGCATCTCCTTGTTTTTTAACGTTACCCTTCAGATAAGACATCTTGCCGTCTAAAGATTTTTTTGAATCCCATTTTTTAGCTAAAGCTATTATCTTTTTCATAATAATATAATTGCGGGTAGTATTGTAGAGATCATATCAAATATATCAAATCCACCATAAACTACCTGGTCTTTAATTTCTTTTCCTAATGCAAATAAACATACAATTCCAAACGCTATTGGATTAGATACAAATAAACACGCTATTATATATATGAAAAATCCATATATAAAATGATTCGCTTTATCTTGTGGTATCAGTGGTAGTTTCATTAGTTATATACTTTTATTTTTCTATTTAAAGCAGACTCTCTCATTTTTGCTCTAGTTTCTTCACTAGGGCTTTTTGTTTTTATACCTTTTTTAGCTAAACTCATTTTATCTTTTGTTTTTTGACTATGTCCTTTTCTAGGGTTTCCTTTATTAGTTTGAGGTTTTCCTTTTAAAGCTAAACTTCTTTTCATATTTGATTCAGGAGTCATTACTATATTTTTGTTACCCTCTCCCCCATCAGTCATATTTACAAGAGTTCCTAGCTTTAAATCTTTTCTTCCAAACCAACTTATTAAAAGTATTTCTAATTCTATAGCTTCTTCCCAAGTTAAATCATTTTTTAATACCTGAACTTCATATCCATATTTCTCAATAATATTATGCCAGTATTTATTTCTATTTTGTTTACTGTTAGGTCTTTTGTCATTACCTATACCAATATAGAAAACTTCGCCACAAGGTTTTAAATGATAATATATACAGTTGTTGTTCATTATGAATATACTCTTATTTCAATTGGGGTGTTTGATAATTGGTCATTTGAATAAGTTCCTCCACTTGAGGAAATAATAGAAATTTCATTGTTTGCAGCAACTGATGAATAAAATATTAAATTTGAATTAAAATCTGCCGCCCCTCCAAATAAAGAACTTGATAAGGAGCAAATAGTTTTATTATTTATAAATAATTCATCAGATTTAACTAAATACAATCCAACATCACTATAACTAAACCATACATTCCCAATAGTGTTCTCTAGTACAGTTGCTACTGGGGCGCCTTCATTCCAATATAAATTACCATTTTCACCACCCCAACTATTTGGAGTAGTACCTGTAGCTATAAAATAAGTACCTACATTATTGTTAGGTGCACCTACATTTGTAAAGTCCCAATTACTTCCCCCATTATCATCTATTTGATAGGTAACTCCTATTGTTAATGGCATATTACTTAAAGAGTTAGGAACATCCTCTCCACTTTGGGTTAATAAAGCCGTGAATACCTTGTAACCTCTAATATCATCAATGGTATATGGCTCTGTACGTTTGTTTAATAAAGCAGATCCTCTCTCTGTTAAGTCCACTTCTGGTGCAATCCCTATAAATCTTGTTCCGTTTGGTATCATAATAAATTATTTGTTTTATCTTTGCAAAGATATAAAATATAATCTAATGAATTTCAACGTAAATTTAAGAAAAAACTACAACAGAACAGAGCCTGGAAACGACTACCTAAAATACTACAAGGTAGTGAAATACTGGGCTAGACACAAGTACGAGATAAGCTCGCAAGACTTCGACATGATATGCTACCTATACTCTGAAAAACTATTTACGCGACCTCAGTTCCAAGAGTTCGAGTGTATCTTCAGTTGGGACAATCATAGATTCAACAGAATGGTCGAGGCTGGTTGGATCATAAAATGGAGACCACGAATAGGTATGGAGAAGGCACTATACGAACTATCTCGAAAGGGTAAGTCTATGATGGTCAGCGTCTATAAAAAACTTAATGGTGAGGAGCCAATATCAGAGACCAGGCAGAACAATACACTCTTCAACAAGAACGTGTCCTACACAGATAATATGTACAAGCGTACCATCAAGAATATGAACCGAAACAATGCCGAAAAAAGAAGGCTGAAGAGGATAGAAGAAGATATCTACCAGCAACAGCCCCATGTAATAAAATATAGGCAGTCTAGAGGACTACCACCACATCAGCCTCTCGAATAATCGTATAAGGCACATTATCTATCAGCATCGTATAACCAGCTCCCTTGTCGTAGTATATCAGGTCATTCTCCTTGATTACCTCTACATTGGTACCTGGCTTTACCACCAATCCCTTCTTATATCTAAACTTATCAGCGTCACTACCCGTAAGTAGTAACCCTGACTCTGTTTTTATCTGCTCATCTATTGTTGTTACAAGTATATACTTGTTAATCGGTTGTGCTGTCATTATTTGTTTTCTTTATTGTTTTGTATTAAATCTCCTATCCTATCTTGAAGAATATGCAAGTATGATTTCATAGCGTTAAATTGAGCAGCCAATAAATACCATTGTACATCTCCTACACTTTCATATGCGGGATTTCTTTCGATAAAATCATCTAACTTGTCTACTTTTTCTGATAATTCTCTCTCTTCTTCTTGTAATCTCTCTAAAAATGTTCCCATTACGCTCGTGTTATTGTTATAATTGCATTCGTGCTCAGTATCGTAGTGGCTACACTCACCGCGTTCTTCAGCGCGTTCTTCGTCACCTTCAAAGGATCTATAATACCCATCTTGAACATGTCCCCATACTCCTCATTCTTAACATCATACCCCCAATCCTTAACAAACGCCAACTCCATCACCTCATAACCATCCAACCCAGCATTGGTCATAATCTGTAGCAGCGGAGACTGTATCGCGCGCGCCATAATATGCATCGCCACGTACTTGTTAGCACTAATATCATCAATCGTGTCATCCGCATCTGCAATGATGCTGTAGGACTCACTGAATAGTGCCAACCCACCTCCTGGCAGGATACCCTCCTCCAACGCAGACCTAACCGCGCACACAGCGTCGTCAACCCTGTCCTTACGCTCCTTCTGCTCAAGGTCCGAGTTACCTCCAACATATATAACACCTATACCACCTGTCAAACTGGCAATACGCTGCTTAATAAACTCTCTATCACCCTTCCTGTCAGACAGGTTGTGCGCGTCCCACAGCTGAGCAACTCTATCGTTGATCTCATCACTCGCAACCTCTGAACGTACAATCACCGTGCTATCTCTACCAACAATTACCTTATCTGCTCTACCCAAGTCCTTAATATCTATCAAACTCAAGTCATCTCCTGTACTCTCTGAGAAGTACTTGGCCCCTACAGCCAACGCGATATCGCTCATCAGCTCATTTCTCTTGTAACCAAACTGCGGAGGTATAATATTACACAGCTTCAGGTTGTTCTGCACCACATTGGCAGCCAACGTATTGATAACATTCTGACTACACGTCCCAATGATCAATAACTTCTTCTGCTGCTGAATAATCGGCTTCAAAACCTTCTCAATCGACAATATATTACTAATTTCCTGGTCCGTAACCAGCACCAACACATCATCCAAGATGCACTCGTCCTTCTTATGGTTATTAACGAACATGTTCGACGTGTATCCCCTATCAATCTTAATACCGTTGGTTACACTCGTGTATGTCTCCGATGTCTGTGAGTCCTCAATGGTCACAATACCATCCTTACCTACCTGCTCGTACGTATTAGCTATAATACTACCAAGCTCAGAGTCATTATTCGCTGATATAGACGCCACATTTTTCAGTGTCTTGCCGCTAACCTTCTTAGACCTCTTCTCCAACCTACCAACTATCACATCAGTGATGTCGTTCATGTGCCTGATAACCTCCGTTACGTTGTGCTTGTCATTCAACAGCTCCTGGCCCTGTAGCACAATAGCCTCTGCTAATACTATAGAGGTAGTTGTTCCGTCTCCAGCGCTGGTAGCTGTTCGGTCTGCTGCTTCACGCATAATTTTTACAGCAAGATTCTCAACTGGATCAAGTAGTGAAATAGATTTACAAACTGTAATTCCGTCTTTAGTAATTGTTATTCCGTGTGTATGATTTGGACTTTCGATTAATACGGTTTTTCCTCTAGGTCCTAATGTACTTTTAACGGCTTTAGACATTGTGGCAATTCCGTTAATTAATTTGCCTCTTGCTTCTTCATCAAATATGATGTCTTTTGGATTCATTTTATTTACGTTTGATTTATAGGTACAAATATAGTTATTTTTTATTAATGATTTTATTTCCTTTTCTTAAATTATCTATCGCCCATAATGGCTGAAAGTTTGTGTAATGTGACAGCCTTATAACTTCTTCTTCTGTTCTGGCAATTGATACTGGAATAATATGGTCTAAGTGCCATTCACCATGATTTTTTAAAGTCATACCTTCTGTGAATTTATTTTGTATGTAAATAATAAACTCTTTTATAGTACAGCAAAGTATTTCTTCTGTTTTAGCATTCTTTTTAAATTGATTTTCACCTCTTTTAAAAGCGCTTCTTACACAAGCTCTAATACTTCCAGTTATTTTAAATAATGGATCAGTATTTTTTCTATCTACGTGATATTGTTTATTATACTGATATAAAGATTCTTTATTTTCTTTTCTATAATTTTTTCTTTGTTCTCTTACCTCTTCTTTATTAATCTCATTATATATTTTTTTATACAATGATATTTCTTCTTTATTAGCCTCATTGTATTTTCTTCTTTTTTCTTTTTTAATTTCAGAATTATCTAAATTATATTGTTTTGTTTTTAAATATATTTTTTCTTTGTTTTCTTTAACATATATTTTTCTTTCAATTTTAGTACATTCTTTACAAGAAGATCTAAATTTTTCTTTGTCTTTACGAAACTCAACTAGTTCTTTTTTAGTATTGCATTTTACACATGTTTTCATGTTATTAAATAATAAATCCCTAGCGTTCGACTTGAAGGAGCCTACTAACTAAGGATTATAAAAATATTTTCTATTATATCAAGCCCGTCAGAATGATATAATACAAAGATACGAATAATTTAACTAACTTTTTTTAATGTGTTATATATAACTCATATACGGGCTAAATGATGGTAATATCATACATTATGTACAATATATTGGCTTAGTGATGTGTATATAACGCAAAAAACGCAGAGCATCTAGGCTTGCGTTTCTCGATTTCCTTCATTCAAATATAATATCGTTCATTACTTCTTAAACTTAGTCTTCAAGACATTAATCGCATTGTTCTTGAAATTAGACTCTGCATACATAGGTCCACTTCCAGCGTTAGCCACATTCTTCTTATTCTCAGCAACTACACTCTTTGGCAAACCAATCATATCGCTATCCTGCATTGCTCTTTTGTCTTTCTTTTTAAAATATGGCATATTATTTCTTTTTTAAAATTATGTTATGATGTAACGGACCTTGCTTCATAGAATCTGCCATAGCCATAGCATTAGCCATACGCATTGTCTTCTTAACTTCTTTCTGAGCCTTAGCAGCTCTTACTATTTTCGTGATACCAATCGTTTGATCTGGCATCGGTTTGTTTATCTTCATATCTTTTTTTTGCAAAGTTACATATTCCATTTGAATGTTATATGAGCGAATAAAAAGTAAAATACCATCTCGTCATAAGGGTACTCCTCGTCAGCATAGTTTAAAGAAAATCCTAATAATGGTCCGTTTGTTAATCCTATCTCTATTTCCATGTAACAAAGATAGTGAAAATTTGTTACAAAAAAATATGTTAGAAATTTGTAGTAATTGGGTTATACCCCATTTTACGAAAAGTTTACCCCAAAAGAAACCTATCTTTTTTAAAGGGGTGGGGTACCATTCCCCAAAACTTCCCCCGATTTTTTGGCTTTTTTGCCACGCCTCAGGGACGGCACCACCATCACGGCATTATGTTGCGCTTGTTGTCGCTTGTAGTCGTTTGTTGTCGGCTAGGCTAGGCGTAAAAAACCCCACGTATAAGGCGGGGTTGGTTGGTCTATGTGTTGAGTCTGTCTTTAATAACTTGCTCCCTTTGTTTCTTCTTAGCCTGTAGTTCCTTTTCTTGTTCGGCCTCTTCGTCTTCTATTAACTTCTTCTTAGCCTCGCGTTGTTCCTTTGCCTCTTCATTGGAAACAATTGTACGGCTCCTTATTGCCTCGCGCTTAAATAGTTCGTCATTACATTTAATGCAACACTGCTCAAATCCACGACTAAAATATCTAGTCGCTTGAAATAGTTTTGTTTCCTTCATTTCCTTACATGAGAAACACCAAATAAAATCTTCCATATTATATAAATTAAAATGCCCACCAATTATATTGTAACGCCTTCGACCTCGTTACTCAAATTAATGGGCTAATTTTTTTAGTTGCAATTGTCGAAGGGCAACTTTTGAAATGCAAAGATACAAATAATAAACCAATAATCAAAGAAATAAAAAATCGGGTAGTAAACGTGACAGAGTTAATTTTTGTAAACCACGATAAACATTGACAAACTAAAATCTACTACCACGACGCGTGACAAACTAAAAACTTGTTAAGTATTATAAACATTGAGAAAATAAGATTTACTACTAGATTTTTAAATTTAGAGGTACTATAGAGAGCTATAGGTAATATTTAAAATATATATTCTTTTTAATTTCATAATATTAAATAAAATAAGTATAAAAGAAGAAAAGACCTTTAACTAACTAAAAATCAACAAGTTAGACCATGACAAACTGTTTTAAAAACGTCCCCTATGCTGGTAGTAAATGAAGCTAATTTTAAAGAACCCCCGTAAATGCTACAAAGTTACTACCAAGTTGCTAGAAATAATCGACGCGCCCTTATATTTATTGGTATTTTGATTCTAAGGCACAAACTCGAAGTTTTAATATTGGTATACGTTTGATATTGGTATATTGGCTTAAATATACCTTAAAATAGATTTTAGACAGTCTTACGTGCTGCCTTACCCCCGTCACCCTCCAAACCTATCAATATAATTACGTTATATATCGATAAACGATAAATAAACCCTTATATATATAGTAAGATCATAATATTTTGAAGTTGCTTAACATTACACCTATTGATAATCAAGCAGTTAGAAAATAAACTGTTAAAGTTTTCCCAATTTTTTAGCAAGTATAGTTCTTAATTCAAATACCCGCCGTATGTTTGCAGTGTTGAAAGGGTAGAAAATTTGTAATGACCTTTGATGCAAGTCGACAAGACTATAACTGCGGGTAAGTCCACTCAGGCGTTGAAACCGAGGACCACGAGCTACCTAAATAGGGATAGACGTGTACGTATATGGATCAACAAACGGCCATACTGATGAGTCGCAGAACGACGAAACGTAACAACATATAACATGAAAGCAATTTTTGTAGTAGAATTATCTGAAGACGGTCTAGACAGACAAGTATATTCAAATGTAAAATCATTATATAATGGTCTATTGGATACGGGTTATACATGTGAGACTATAAGATATATAAATGACTCTGTAAAATTTAGCTATATAAATCTAGTTAAGATGATAAAATTATCTAGAAACGAAGGCAAGTATTATGCGAAAGTATATATTGAAAATTCAATAGGTTACGGAACCTTAACGGCAACAGAATTGCCAATAAAATCTAATTAAAGGTTAACTGATGAGGCCTAAATGGCCGAAACAACCCTTCGGGGTTGTATTAACCATAACACTTTACACGATGACTTTAGAGCAAGCACTACAACAATTGAATGACCTGAATGCGGTATATAATTTAGGAAACATGGCTAGGGCTACCTACCTTAAAAAGCACAAGGCAATTAGTAACAAGTACAAGAAGTTAAACAGGCCGATGACCTACTCGGAGCGCATAAGGTCAGAGGGAATTAAGATAACGAGACAGTATGCGGGTTGGTACACATACATAGGCAAGAACTTCACTGTAGAGTTCAACGAAGACTCGTGTGAGACGACATGGTGGGAGGTTAACTTGTATGGTGACAACGTAGACGCTAGAGTATTCGAACACTTCGACGGATATAACATGTGGAGCACTAAGGCAGAGGTAGTGAGCGCACTATATGAACTAGACAAAATGTTAACTGAATAACAACGGCACATGGTAAGACCACACGTCAGAGCGAGACTGACGTGCCGTCCATTTGTAGCAATGATTTTAGTTTATGTGTTTCTATTTTGTTTCCTTTAGAGTGCTAGTG